GGGGGTCCCTACCTATGACTAGTGAATGGGGGAAGGATTGCCGGTGAAAGCAGGCATGATCTCCTTCAAAGTAGCTTCATGTGGGACAATTTCGAAATGGAAAAACAAACCAAAATCAATATTTCTAGGGATTTTGGCTCGGGAGATTTTGTAAGATTTCTCTCGAAGTTCCCCTTGTTCTTCCAGCCGGTGTGTGGAGGCTTACCTCACATCCTTTCCGGTGCTCAAATCGAAATTTGGACGCAGATCTTGAATTACGTAGATCTTGCATTTGAGTTCGTGGAGATTCTAGAGCAGACTGAAGCTAAAGTTGCTCTAGATGACACGGGTAAGAAAAGAAAACTCATGGTTCTCAAGACCTCCGAAGGCACCTTCAAGTATATTCACCAACCTGTTAATTTAGTTGGTAAGTATATTGTCGGTCTCCTAGGAGATCTCCAACCTGGTAAAGTTCTCTCTGGGAAATCACCACTTTTCAGGAGAGCGTTATCAGCTCTGGACTTCATTTATAACTACTGGGTAGTATTAAATGAATCGCAAAAGTTTACTCGGGGCCAACCCCTTAGTAAACAATTCCTTTTAAGCGAGTTTCTTTATCCTATCGTGCCTTTAATCCGTTGCAGTACAGTTGATCATATTAAAATTTTTAAATGGTGCACAGTACATCCTCTTGCAGCGGTTCGAGCCGACCACGGGGCTCCAAACTTGATACCTAAGGTTCCTATCGTAAATGATGATATCGAGGGTCAAGTTCCAGCTAGCTCAGTCATTCCATGGTATGTCTTTAAGAATGCTATTGGTAGAAGATTAAGAGCTATTACTCAGGGCAAGGCTACAAGGAAAAGTATAAAGCTGTGTCATGACATTCAAGAAACCAAACGTGGATGTCCGGTGGTTCCTCCAGAGTTCGTTGAGAACGCTCTGGATGATCACAAAAAGTCCCTTTCCACTCCCTTCCAGAGTCCCACTGCCGGCCCAGCCGAGCAGCTGCTCCATGGAGATGAAAATCCCCGAATTGGCAACAACTCTAGAAGTTCTCTCAGAACAGAGAAAGAATTTCTAGAGGAGATGCCAAGGGTCTTGGATTTTCTCCTTCCTGGCCTCCTCGGCCCAGGAGGGACTCTGAAACCCCAGGACTGGAAGACCTGTTTCCCCGCAAGTACAAAAGCTTGCCTCGAAAAATTTGCAAATTTTGGAGGCGCGCGAGAGTATTTACGCGAACAGATCTTCACAGAGTTCGGGTTTTCAGAGCTCCATACCTCATTACATTCCATGTATGAGGTGCGCTCAGGGAGAGCGAAAGAGACAAGGACAGCGATCATTGACGCCCGAGACCAAGATATTATGACATATCTTTGGGCCGAATGTCTTCGACACAAGAAGCCTTGTACTTCTCAGGTCAAGGAAATCCTGGAGCCACTCAAAGTTAGAGTTATCACTAAGAGTGAGGCTCTTCATCAGTACCTTTCCATCCCAGTTCAGAAGGCCCTTCACGGTGCCCTTCGTCAACGCCGCCCGTTCGCCCTCCTGGGTCGACCGGTCGGTGGGGACATGATCAATGACTTGGTTACCCGTTCACGGGATATCCAGGGATCATGGGTCAGTGGGGACTACAAGGGAGCAACTGATGGGCTATCTCAAGAAATCTCTGAGATAGTTGCTAGACGCTCTATCCAGCACCTTGCACCATTCCTTGAAACTCAAGAGCTTGACCAATTGCTCAAGAATTTGGTAGGTCAGAACATCAGGTACTGCCACGGTGATCAACCCGAGGTGGTAACTCAAAAGAACGGACAACTGATGGGATCCATCTTGTCATTCCCGATTCTTTGCCTGGTGAATTACCTAACATATTTCTACTCTAAGTCAGATCTTTACTTTGAGTACTTGAAATATGTCCAGTCTGGGCGGGGCCCATGTACCCCGCGAGAAATCGATAAAGAACTCGTTCTCATTAATGGTGACGATATACTGTTCAAGTCGACAGACGCTGACTACCACATTTGGACACGCAATCTCAGGTTCTTTGGTTTCACTCCATCGTTAGGGAAGAATCTCCGCTCTAATCGTTTTTTAATGATAAACTCAACGATGTACGTCCAAAGCTCGACTTCCGGTTCGGATTTCTTCGAGCATTTACCTTTTCCAAATCTTGGACTTCTTAAAGGGCGTTCTAAAGTGGGTCGTGAAGAGTCAAATCTAATCGACACTAAACCGCTTTGGACCATAGCCGATGATATTCAGGATGGATTTGGAAGAGAATTTCCTCAATTGTACCGTTCGTGGAATAGGAGGACCCTTGAAATTTATTCAAACAAGGGTCAACGGAATTATTACGGACCACGGGAGCTTGGCTTCTGTGGTCTGTATGATCCCAACGCTGAGTTTACAGAACCTCAGCGTGCCTGGGCGACAGGGATTTATAGGCAGTTAACTACCTATGGTCCGCAATGTCGTACTCCCCCAGGCCTCCGGGCGACGGATCAGTTAGTCCAAATGATTCCAGACACATGGAACGACTGCGAAAACAAGCAGCCAAAGATAGGTATGTACATTCCTATCTTGTGTCCGAATCCACCAGGATTTACTGATGCCGTCGTCAAAAGAGAAAGAAGGCTCCATCCCTTTGATGGTAGCTTTGGAGAAGAACCTAAAACAGTTTTCTTCAAAGGTTCCGACTTTCCCAAGGAGTATATTCCGGTCGACGGTACAATCGGTAGCAAACGAATCCTATCTTTAACAAAAGGGTTCAAATTCGTGAGACGAATGCTTCCGATTGAAGAAGTTCTCCTAACCTCATAAAACACACCAGCTGGCTCAGCAATTGGCATAGACTATTTTGGACCTTATGATCACTTTCGAACGAAGTAAGTGTATACGGGTTTTGAATGTATCTGTAGGATGATCAGCGAAAAGCTGTCTCAACCTATCCAACCCTCTCGTTTACCTGATGCAGGTGAGACCTCACAAGGCTCACCTCCCAGGGAGAGAGGCAGGTAGGTGGACACAAATTTCCGTGACCCCTCACAGTACGCATTCCGTCTGTCTTCAGTAGATGGATGACGCCGATATACTTATGGACTTCTTAGGTATCATGAGTGAAGGAAGAACTAGCGATTGTTGAAGTAAAGAGGAGGCCTTTACTGTGGTTGTGTGCGCTGTCCCCCCAGTGCCGCCGGAGACTAACATCTTCGGGATCTAACCTCGCCAAAAATCAG